GTGGCTCATCGAGATGGCCAAGAAGTACGGACTTCGCGTGGTTGGCGCATGCGACAGCCACTATGCACGTCCTGAGGATGCTGCTTCACACGACGCCATGCTGGCAATCCAGACCGGATCAACACTCAATGATCCGACGAGGTTCCGTATCGAGCCATATGGACAATATTACCTGAAATCCGAAGAGGAGATGCTTCGTGATTTTTCCGGATGCGAGGAGGCCGTTTCAAACACCTTGTGGGTTGCAGACAAATGCAATCTGGAACTTGATTTCTCGCAAGTAATGCTTCCCGAATTCTCCGTACCGGAAAACGAAACCTCTGCCACGTGGCTTCGCAAGCAAGTCTTCGATGGTCTTGCATGGCGATATGGATCGGTTGGCACCACGCACAAGGAACGTGCCGAATACGAGTTATCCATCATCGAGAAGACCGGCTATGCCCGATATTTCCTGATTGTTCAGGATTACGTGCAGTATGCTCGTTCCCAAGGAGTGATGGCAGTTCCCAGAGGATCAGTTGCCGGAAGCCTGTGCGTCTATGCCCTTGGAATATGTGACATCGATCCTGTCAAATATGACATCATGTTCGAACGGTTCCTGCATGCAGATCGCAAGGGCATGCCAGACGTTGACATGGACTTCGCCGATGATCGACGCGACGATGTCATTGCGTATGTCACACAGAAGTATGGACCAGACAGGGTCGCGCACATTGGCATGTTCCAGACAATGGGAGCGAGGGCCGCAGTCAAGGACGTGGCGCGGGTCATGAGTGTCGATTACGGGGAAAGCAATCGGTTCACGGCGCTGTTCCCGGAGAAACCCGACACCACACTGGCTCAGGTCGAGGCAGAACCCCGCATTCAGGAAGCACTGGCAATCAATCCGCAACTCAGGATTGTCCTTACCCTTGCAAAGGAACTGGAAGGACTGACCCGCGGGTTTGGCACGCATGCAGCCGGAATGCTCATCACCGCAACGGATTTGCAAGATGTCGTGCCGGTACAACTCCCTCCCGAGAAGGGATCACGCAAGAACTCCCAGACCGTGGTGACGCAGTATGACAATAATAATGCAACCACGATCATCGAGAGCCTTGGTCTTTCAAAATTTGACTTTCTTGGACTGGCAAACCTGACGATCATCAAGAGTGCTTGCGAATTGATCAAGAAGCGCCACGGAATAGACATCTACGGGCAAAGCGGGGAGAAACTCTACTCTGACCTGCCTATTGAGTACTCGGACAGTCGCGCAAGGAAGACATTCGATCTGCTCGCATCCGGGGAAACCACTGCAGTCTTCCAAGTCGAGTCGCAAGGCATGCGACGCGCCTTGCGGATGGTCAAGCCAACCCGCATCACTGATCTTCCGGCAATCGTTGCGCTCTATCGTCCGGGGCCAATGGAAAACATTCCTGTGTTCGCCTCCGCCAAGAACAATGCGACTGCTATATTCTATCTGCATCCTGATCTGGAACCATTCCTCAAGGAGACCTACGGGGTCATCACCTATCAGGATCAGGTGCTATCCATAGCCCGTGGCATCGCCGGATTTACGTGGGCGGAGGTTGACGTTCTCCGGAAAGGAATGGGCAAGAAACTTTCCAGTGTGATTGACGAACAGAAGAAGAAGTTTGTTTCCCAAAGCGTCAGTCGTGGATATGAGGAAGATATCATCCTTGAACTGTGGGAAACGATTGCGCCGTTTGCTGGATATGGGTTCAACAAGGCTCACGCTTTCTGTTACGGGTACGTTGCCTATATCACCGCGTACCTGAAGGTGAATTATCCCGTCGAATACATGTCTGCGGTTCTTGCGCAAGAGGCTGGAAACCAGATAAAAATGGCCGAAGCCATTCTGGAGTGCAATCGTCTGGGTGTTGCAGTCATTCCGCCAAACGTCAATTTTTCCGATATCGGGTTTTCGATTGTTTCACGAGACGGACGTGACTGCATTGTCTTTGGTCTTTCAGCAATTGCCGGAATGGGAAATTCCGCGTGTCGTACCATCATCCTGACACGGCAAACCAAGGGCGACTACACATCATTTTTTCAATTTCTTTCATCACTTGACCTTGATGCGATCAATCAGCGAGGGATTACCGGATTGATCAAGTCCGGTTCACTGGATCAATTCGGGGAGCGCAATCAGTTATTGACAGCCATGCCTGAGATGCTCGACCCGGCGAGGAAGCAATTCAAGTTAGGGAAGGCCGGACAGTTGAATTTTCTCGCAGAAGCGGTTCTTGAGCAGACAAGACCCGAGTTGCCTGTTGTTGTCCCTTTTACCAGATGGAAAAAGCTGGAAAATGAGAAAGAGGTATTGGGAATGTATCTTACAGAACGTCCACTCGATGATGTCAAGCGATATGTGCAGAAATACTGCACGCACACGTCATCAACTCTTCTGGAAAGCGAAGGCCAGCAATGCATCGTTGGAGGCCTTATCACCAAGGTACGTCAGCATTCACAGAAGAATGGCCAACAGATGGCTTTTGCCACCATCGAGGATGATTTCGGCACAATGGAAGTCGTTGTTTTTTCCCGCATCTACACCCAGATATCGTCATTGCTCGTTACTGATGCACGGGTTCTGGCAATTGGAAAGATCAATATCCGTGACGACAAGCCCTCCATCATCATTGACGATCTTGTGCAGATCAATCCATCTGCGCCAATCGGGGATGAGAAGGAGGATGTTTTTGATACCGTCACGTGGAACTTGCCTTCACATAAGAAACTGCCGCGTATAGTCAAACTCTGGCAGTTGTTCCAAGCAACAGACACGGACGGAGAGGTGGTTGCCGTTCGTGCAAATATCCGTTCTCCCAAGGGAGACATTGACATCATGATCAATGTGTCGGAAACTCAACTTGATGCGGTACGAAAGATCATGTCTGCATAAGATCGAGCTCCCACCATCCATATTCGATCTCTCCAGACGCCGTGTTGTCCTTCTTTCCAAACCAGCACATGGGAGGAGACAGGTCATTCAGGGTGTCAAGAATTTTTGGGAGCCACAAATCCTCAGCAATTTCATGCCACTGCCGAAGCGCAAATGTCAAGATGACTTCCTCCACGTCATGATCGTGCATTTTTCGGGTTGAGGTATCAATTCTTTTCTGTCTCGTTATCATTTCGTAATAAACGGCAATGAATTGTCTCAGTTCTTCGCAGATCTTTTCATTTCGTTCACCTTTCTTCATGAAAGGCAAGGACAAATCCATCTTGATGATGATGCGATCCTTTTCCCGGAAAAGGATCGCATCTTTTTGTGGCCCGCTTGCATTCTTTTTCAATTTATCTCCCTCTGTTTACTTCCTTTAATGCTTGCTGTGCTTCTTGTTCCACGGCCTGCTGATCTTCGGGAGACAGTTGCGGCGGGGCACCAGCAGGCCCGGCACCCGGAGGAGGCGCTTCTCCTTGCGGCGGGGCACCAGCAGGCGGGGCACCCGGAGGAGGTGCTTCTCCCTGTGGTGGGGCACCAGCAGGCGGGGCACCCTGCGGCGGAGCACCCTGCGGTGGGCCACCCTGCGGTGCGGCACCCGGAGGAGGTGCTTGTCCATTTATATCCTGCGGAGTTGCGCCGGGGCCAAAGTCACCGTTCTCGTATTTTTCGGCGGCTTCCTTCTCTGCTTTTTCCTGCTTGAGCATCTGCACCCACTGAAGCCACAACCCATCGCCAATGACTTCGCCACCTTCATCTTCCGTAAGTTGAGGAAGATTGCGACGTGCGCGAATTTCGTTCTTGGTGCTCCACGTTGCTTCAACTTGAAGATTCTGCAACACAATCTGCTCGTTCTGCTCATGAAGTCCGTCAAAGATCATTACCAGATCATCGTAATACGGATGAATAAGGGTTCTGGTCAGCCAGTCTGCATTGCTTTCAAGGATCGAGTACAAGCCTTCCTCGTTGATTGTCTGCGACACTTCACTGGTGGCATTGCCTGTTCCCATGATCATGCTTTCCGGGCCGCGGTCACTCAAATTGAGACGTGACGGATGCATTCCGAAAAACGAACACTTGATCGAAGTCATGAGACGGAAGAATTGTTCAAACTGCATGTCGCTCGGCGTATTCACAAGGTCGAGAACCTGCGCCTTCATATCGGCAGGGCCGGGAAGAACAGGCATCTTGCTGCGAGGAGTATTCGCTCCACCCTGCCCAAGAATTTGCCGTTCAAAAGCACTTAGTCCCTCAGCGGAGTAATCCCCGGAAAGCACAAGCATTCGGGAAGGAAATCCCGGCCGGAACATGTCCTTGTTGAAATTGAACATATTCAACAGAAGGGATGTGGCTTGCAGCGACTGCTCAAGCAGGCTGGTTCCAAATCCCCACCGGTTCAGCTCTCCCGATGGATTTGTCCACTCTACATCAATCTCATCATCTTTCCATGCAGCAACAACTTGTCCGTCAACTTCCTGTACATATGCCGCATCACTGATGTCAATTGATGTGCCAGCTTTCTTGCTGAACTGCTCTGACAAGATCATTCTGGCTACCCGCTCGTTGCTAATTCCCTTTTGTGCCATCCATGGCATGATGACATACAGCACGGGAAGGATGGTGTCACCCGGAAGGAGATAGAACTCCGATGGACGACCCCTGTGATCGCGCGTAAGAACCATCGCCCTGCGATCAAGGATCAATTCCTCCTGTACCGCAACGGTCAAAAAATCCCGGAATGTCTTGTGATAAACTTTCATGGGACGATCCAGCAGTCCTTCAACCTCACGGCATCGTCGCTGGATATTTTCGTCATGCGAATCAAAATTCGGATCATCAAATCGACGATGAACCACTCTCCATCCGCGCTGCTTGCCGGGAACCACGATCCTGCGTGAAATGCCTTTTATATCCTCAACCCGTCGGGAGATGATTGCCCGGTCGATAAGGCTTTCCCGTGCCACTTGACGAAGCATTCCGAACGGAGGAGTATCCAGTGGCTTTCGTAATGTTCCGCTTAACGAGCCAAGGTTGTTTACCGTAGGACCATAGTTCGAGAACCATTGTCCGCGGGTACGGACTTCCTCTATTTTCATTTTTTCAACGTTGGATTTGCTGAAAAATTCTTCCGGCTTCAATTCCTTGGTTGTCGGAGTGCTGATTGGTTGCCCAAACATGTCTACTAACATTTACGTATCCTTTGATCAATTATACCAAGAGAATTTCATCGAATAGCCTTTTGCCGGTTCGTGCTGTTTCCACAGCCATTTCCAATGCATCCAGAATGTCGTCGTATTGCGATCTTGGATAAGTCATTAATTGTTCGTACATTTTCCAGAACTCGGGATGAACAATGGCCATTCTGGTCTCGTCATAATTATATCCTTCGTCAGTTCTCGGTTCGTTCGTCAATTCATCACGCTTGATTTCTGACTCCGTGCATTTGCGTAAGAAAATTCGCGATTGTTCAAAAAAAGGAGCAAGTCCTTCTATCCTGTTTTGCTTCTTCTTTCTTGATATGTGCCGTATTTCCCGGATTGGCAGCAACGCCTTTCTTAACACCTGCTGAATAAGAACGTGCTGAAACCCATTTCCTTCAATTCCGTTCATTTGTATGGAGTACGACTGGTTTTGCTGAATGACCCTGTTTACCTGATTGGCAACATCGAGGCGTTCGTTTACAATGTCAAACACCACGATTTCATTATCTGGTGTTCGTCCAATCATTATCAATGCAAAGTAGTCTGATTGGTCATCTTTTCCAACTGTCCAGTCAACTCCGGTATAAAAAACCAATGGTTTTCCTCTGAAATACCATTTTCTGGACTGCATCCTGTAACCGATATCATTTGCATCATACCATTGGATCCAAGAACTTCGAAACGTCCGCGTTGTGTCATCGCGAGGATCATTCATGTACTCTTTTTGAAATGCCAGTACATTTTTTGATTTCAACGCAGCCAATCGCTCCAAGGAGAATCTTTCTGGCCATAACGGCACTTGCACCTTTACGCCATCCAAGTCTTCCTTTGTGGTGATTGCCTGATATCGTTTTGTCATGTAAAGATCAGATCTGTTCAACATGGTATTGAGCAACGACCCGTAATGCAGCACCGTGCCCACCAGAATGATCTGACCAACAGGAGGAGGCTCGATCATCGGTTCCACCGCACTATCCCACCAATTTGCCAATTTCTCTCGCTGAACTGATGTGTCAACCAATTCGTCGTTCTCCAAGTCATCAGCAATAACCAGATCCGGACGCCGAAAACCAAACCTGAGACCACGAAGAGGGTTGTTAGCCATTCTCGCCAGTACTTTTGCACGATCTTCAAGTTCGCCACTCCATCGGTTGTTTTGCGAATCCCATTTCTTGAACCCTATGACAAACTCCTCGTCTGTCCATTTCTCTTTCTCGCCCTTGGCTGCGCCGGTCAAGGATTCCCATTCTCGGCCAAGAATGATTCCCCAGTCATTGCATAGCCGCTCGTTGGATTCAAACTCTTCCTTGATATTTCTTGTATGACCGACAGAAATGCGGGAAATATCCGAAATGATCACCGTAAAGAATTTTCTTTGCGTCACTAGCGACCAAATGACATACAAGAATGTAATCAAGGTCGATTTTGAGTGATTACGCGGAGCTGCCAACACCAACGTGTTCAGCATCTCCTTTCCTTCCCATTCCTTAGGGTTCTTGTGCGTTGCCATATCCATGATTTCCTGATGGAAATCGGGGGATTTCTGAAACCAGTACTTCGGAAAATAAATACGCCCGAATTCAAATGGATCATCAATCGTTCTGGTAATCCTCCATTTGCGCAGGCCGTCTTCAATTGCAACCGGAGCAGGAATTGAACGCATCAAAGTGGGCGAAGAGGAAGTCATTATCGCTCACTTATGATCATGGGCATGTCAATTTCGTCCAGACCCAGCCGGTTCTTCAGCTTGAGTTGACGTTGCCCTTCTGAATCCAATTTCAAATCCTCATATAGTCCAGAGCGTTCGCACTCTATGTATAGATCACGGATGGTCAAAGCCAATCGTCGTGTATGCTCTGTGTCGCTTTCGCCAACCTTCTTGTCCCATACTGCCGCAAGTTTCGCTTGCGGCGAGTTAGATGGGAACATCGAACCCATTGCAACGTTACTTGTGTTTACCGAGACACTGACACCTCCCGGCGTCCCTTCAACCGGGTTCAATCCCGTGACGCTTGATAACATCCGGTCGAGCAATCCGCCTAGTTTGGCAATTGACTCCGGGCTTGCATCATCCCTGAGATTGGAAATGGCTTTTACCAGCCAATTCAATCCATCAATCCCCGCTTGTCGACGCTTGAGCATCTGCCAGTCACGCAAGCGATCCTCTTCCAGAGCAATCTTCTCCTGCACTTTCTGTGATTGCTCAGCGCGATAGGCATCTCTGGAGTCTGGCCAGCGACCTTTCCTCCCATTCAGACGAACCAGACTGAATGCGACATTGGTTTCTCTGGCAATTCGCTCGTATGTCCAGCCAGCATAAACATACAAGAGCTTTACCAAGTGCCAGTCAATGTCAGGCTTTCCCTTCTCGTGTCCCTTGCGAACGGCCAAGGCAACTTGCAGTGCTGCTTCCTCTGCGGTCAGCGGAGATTCCCCCGGTGTTCCGTCCATCATGTCCGTATAGATCGATCCATCCATTTCGATCTCGGACAATGTGTCGCTATCCTCAGCATCATTCAGCCATGTTGAGGGATCATCGTCATCAGACTTAGACGTAGGCGGAGCTTTCTGAATACGGCTGCTTTGCATTTGTTGCTCTTTAGGCAACTCTGGAATACTGACGTTATCCTGAATGGGCTTCTTGTTTTTTGCCAAGGTCTTGTTGAGATCCTTTAACGATTGTTCCCTAAATTGTCGTCTGACAATTTCAGCAATATTATCCAGTGGAGTTCTAGGTATTAATTCTTCATCTTTCATGATTATAGTATACACTAAAAAGCCACCCTAGCCTACGGGTGGCTTTTCTTGACTTTCTTCACTATCTGATTGAGCAATTATTTTGTCTGTTTCGTCTGGTTCAGGCAAAAGAAAATCTTCCCACCGAGGGACATCCTCATCCTTAGTCTGTTCTTCCATCTCCGGAAAGATATTCTTCTCGGTTTTCATCTCTACGCGACTTTGTCATGTCAATTTTTTACAAAGGATGGGTTCAATTCCGTTGTTATTCGCTGATATCGACTTTATCCACCGTCTGGTTTCCATCACATCAGCCCAAGATCCAAGAACAGACGGGTTATCCCAAGACTCTATGAATAACGGATGTAATGCATCTGGTGTTCCATTTGGAAATTGCGCGTGCATCTCTGCCGCTTGCCGCCACCAATCTTTTGTTTTCTCTGTCTTGACAGCAGCAATAATCCAATCTGGAGAACCTATCATTTGTTTCCTCTATGCGTCTATGTCGTCAGAAGGGACGAACACACAATCCTTTCGACAACTCTTGCACCTTCTGATAACCTCATCATTTCTGCCAATAAATTCAAGAACGTTTGGCTTTATCATGATTTTTGATTTTTCGCACTCTATACAAACATACTGCTTTTCTTTTTGCTTGTATTTTAATTTATTAGACATTATAATACGGTCATTTCCATTTTTTCTATTTCCGCTTTCAGCAACGAAAATAAGTCAATGCCCATTGAACCAGTAATTTGTAATAACTGAACCCCGGCCAATGCAATTTCTCGCTGAAGTGGATTGGATCGAGAAGCTGCGCTAAGAAAAAAATCTGAGTCAACTCGCTTCTTGTCTGTCTCTCCTTCTTTCCATAACAACTCGGATGCCAATGCTAAATGCTTGCATGCAATAAGTATATCACGTTGAACACATGCAACGCCCAATGGGCCTTTACGTTCAGGATACAGTTGTCTTCGTTGCGCTTGATCAAAAGCCCTGATACTAAGATCAGACATTCTAGTTCTCCCAATTCTCAGTATCTTGAATAAACTTGGGATTTTCAGTTGGCAAAGCACTCAACCCGCTCTCGTACTGACTGATCCAGACGGGATCCTTGTAGACAACCTTGAATCCAGCCATGGCAGCCTCCAAACTTGCTTGGAGATATTCCATGCCATTTACACGAGAAGGGCCAAAACAAAGAATGGGGGTGACAAGCACCGTCAGCCTATCTTCTTGCAACTGCTCTATTTCTTGCCAGATAACCCAATCAATGGGAATGTCCTTGCGAGGAATATCCTTCTGCCGCTCTCCAGCCACACGCGATCCTCGCTGTATGGCACAGACAACGTAACGCACCATCGGCGCGTTGGGACTTTCTTGCTCAAGTGCCTTTGGATGCAACACATTGGTAGATCTTCTGAACAGCCAGCGGTCTCCGCTGTCAGCCCAAAGTACCGGCTGATCAGTAAAGGTGGGATGCGGTGGCATCCCCTGCACTGGATTTGAAATCTTTAGCACAGG